TAAGAAATGTCAAAGGAGAAAAATACAGAGCAGATGTCGTTACTGGGGGATTCCCATGTCAACCATTCTCAGTTGCAGGAAAAAGAAAAGGAACAGATGACGACAGATACCTCTGGGATGAAACTATTAGAGTCGTTAGAGAATGTAAACCAAAGTGGTTCATTGGGGAAAATGTTGAAGGTCTTATTAACATCCAAGAAGGCATGGTACTCAGACAGGTGCAAACTGACTTGGAAAAAGAAGGTTTCGAAGTCCAATGTCTTATTATTCCAGCTTCAGGCATCGGTGCTTGGCATCAAAGAAAAAGAATCTGGATTATCGGATATAATGTATCCAACTCCAACACAAGATTCGGCATCGGAGAGAACCAAGAAATACAAACAAGGGGGAACACCTCTACCAATGGCAGTAAAAATGTTTCCAACACCTTCGGCAAGTTGTCAGATGGATGTAGTAGCACCACCAGAAACAGTAAAACAAAATTCAAAGGGATGGAGTGTAACCAGAGTTGGAACTGGAACGAAATTCGGAGCAAAGCTAAACGATGTAGTGAACAAGATAAACAACAAACCTGGTGGCAAACTCAATCCAAACTTTGTGGAGTTCCTAATGGGGTATCCTATGGATTGGACAAAAATAGAGCCAACAGAATAAAATCTTTAGGAAATAGTATAGTGCCACAAATTGCAAGAGAACTTGGTTTAGCAATAATGGAAGCAGAGAATGAATAAAACAAACATTTATGGAGATTATAAAATCTGTATTAAATGTGGAGATCCATCAGATGTTATAGAAGGAACTAAAAATTATTGCGTTGAGTGTTGGTATAAACATGTTAATGGTAAGAGCTTTAAAGAAGTGGATAAACAAATAAAAGAAGAAGAAAGATTTATAAAAAAGAAATGAGAAACTTATTTGAAACTATAATTGATGTAGGTAGTGGGTTAATCTTATCTACATTTATTCAATTATTTATATTCCCATTTTTTGATTTACACCCAACAATATTAGAAAGTTTTCATATTGCAGTTATATTTACAGCTATATCTATGATTAGATCTTGGTGTTGGAGAACTGTTTTTTCAAGGAATAGAAAATGAAATACTTAATAATATTTATATTGCTCTCAAGCTGCTCATTTAGTGATTACGATTTTAACCCCTCAACAACCATATTAAAACAATTAATAAAAGGAGCTAAGAATGATTAAAGTTAAGCTAGAAGCCAACGAAGTTGAACTAGCCTTAAATATTGCCTCTAAAAGGTACATAGGCAACCTTAGAATGGGTAAAACCTTTTCTTATGGTTACACCAAAGGAATTAAATCACAACTAACTGATGGCATCTTAGGAGCTTTAGGAGAGGTGGCTTATGCAAAAGGTACTAATAGCTTTTATAATGGTTCTTATAGTGATGATAAACAATTCTATTCAGACTCAGACTTTCAAAATAATATAGAGATAAGAAGCCAAGAAAAGAAATCATATAATTTTTTACTGATAAGACCTGGAGAAAAGAAAGGTAAATATATATTAATTATTAAAGATAATAATGAAGATTTTAATTTTAGTATTATGGGTTCATTTATTTATAATGATGATCTACCACCTGAAAAGCTATCTAATTTTGGTTACGAACAACGACCTGCTGCTTATAAAATTGAAATAAAAGAACTAACTAATATGGAGGAAAATGTCAGACAAGATAAATTTTAAACTATTTAAACCATTTGGTTCAACAGTTGCTAAAGCGGTTATGCCATTAGGATTAATGAAAGACTTTCAAGATGATTTAAAACAAATAAGACAAGATAAAGACAAACAAAAGAACCATGATTGGTCTAAAAAATTGGTCGGTCATGTAGATTCAGAGTATCTAATATCACCAGAGATTATGCTTAAATGGAAACAAAAGTTTTTTGATCCAATTATTAATACTTATGTAAAAAATCATATAGAGCAAAAGATTAAATCTATTTTAATTAATTCAGCTTGGTATGTAGTTAGTAAACCTGGCGATTTTCAACCTACTCATACTCATACTGAATATGTTCATGGTAATTATCATTTAAGCTGCGTTGGTTATTTACAAATACCTAAAATGATTCCAACAATTAATGCTAAAGAACATAACGATTTCTCAGGTCAAACAGAGTTTATAGAAGGATCGGAAAATATGTTTAATAATAATTCTTATAGAGTTATGCCAGAGGTTAGGGATTGGATATTATTTCCAAACTCATTAGCTCATGTAGTTTATCCATATAATACAGATGATGAAGATAAGGAAAGAATCTCATTTAGTTTTAATGCTACAATAATATTTGATAATGAACTCTCAAATTGAATATAATTTGTATAATTTATTGACTATTTTTGTATTAATTAATAAAAGGAATCTATGAAAACAATTGGGAAAGAGTGGACTAAAAAAGAAGAAGGCGGAACATTTACAGCAGATCATCTATCACCAAGTCAATTAAATAAGAGTTTAGATATGTGGTTTAATGATTATGTAGTTCTAACAGCAGAACAAAGAAAATCTTTATTTGGTAATCTTAACATGGACATAGGAGCTATAGTAGGTCAGGCAGTACAAGATTTAATTGTTCATAAATTAACATTTGAAGAAGTAATGAAAGGGAAAAAATGACAGATCAAGTAATGATGGAACTTGCAAAAATGCAAACTAAAATTAGAGCTTATGAGAACAATGAAAAGAAAAACATTGAGCAACTCCATTTAAGAGATGATGAAATATTAGAGCTTAAAAAGAAAATAGATTTATTAGAGCTTAAAGAAAATATGATTGCTAAGAATAAGAGTTATATAGAAGCTAAAGCTCAGAAAGATGTTGACCAAGTAAAAGAAAACCAAAAACTAAAGGAAGGAAACAATGACAACCAAGAAAACAGAAACGACAGAAGAAAAAAGTAAGGGTGGATTTAAGGAAAGAAGGAAAGAGTGTTTAACAAGTGTTAATAAAATTCCAACTGTTGATATTAAAGGTAAGAAATATTCTACAGTTAATGAAAGACACAGACATCTTTTACAATATTTCCCTGAAGCTAGATTTAATGAAGAAATATTATTCCATGATGCTGAGAGAGTTGTGGTTAAGACCGAACTATATATTTCTGATACTATTTATGCTGTGGGTCATGCAGAAGAACATAGAAATGCTAACTTTATAAATAAAACAAGTGCTATGGAGAATTGCTCAAGTTCAGCTCTTGGAAGATGTATAGCAGCATTTGGTTTATCAGGTTCAGAATATGCTAGTGCAGAAGAATTAGTAAATGCCTTAAATAATCAAAAGGGATCTACTCAACAAGTTTCAATCAAAGATACAATTAAAAAGCAAACAACAGAAACCAAGTTGACCGCTTTGTATTCCGATTGGGAAAAGCAAAATGATTCAATTAAAAAAGATTTTGAATCACAACAACAATCAATAAAAAAAAATGGAGGACAAAATGTCAGACAATGGTAGTGGTAAGCAAAAGGATTGGGTTTTATTTCCCTATGATGCCAACAACGAAAAAGCCATCAAAATTGATTTCTCAGGAAATGTAAATTTAGATAGCGGTAATAAAGGAACTATCTTAGGTGTTAAAGGTAGCAGTAAAGATGGTAACACTAAGTTTGTTAAAGTGTTTGCTCAAGTAGGAGTTCTATTCAAAGGTGATGATAAATTTACTGGAGATATGAATTATCCTGAAGCTGGTGGTGCAAAAGGTTTAATAGGTTGGATCAACGAATCAGGTAATATTTTATCTGGTTACAAGAATGAGCCTAGACCTAAACAACCTAAAGTAGTAGAAACTAGAGCAAAAACTAGTGAGGAAATTCCATTTTAATTAGTGAAATTTATCTTTCTGTTTATGTTTTTTGTAGATGGAACTATTGAGAAGATCACAGTTCCTTTTGATAGTTCCTCTGCAACTTGCCAAACAAGAATAGAAAAAGTTACAACAAAAGATTACTTACCAATAGGAACAAGATACAAAAATAAACAAGTAGCAGCTTATTGGTGCAAAGATAA